TTCTTTAATAGTGTGCCACTCTCTATATGCAAGTTCAACCGTTACTCTTTGAATTTCACTTGATGCCTGATTTAAATCTTGAGGTGAAATAGATTTTGGCCAGACCTCTTTTACTGAAACACCATAACTTGTTTTTTCCTCTTTTGCACCAGTAAATGCAAAAAAATTAAATGGTATAACTGTACTACTGCCTTTACCCATTTGAAAAATATCTAACTCACCAATGTAATTATTATAATAATTTAGATTATGATTTAATGGGTTATATATGTTTTTCATCCACATCTCAAAGAATCTTTTTTCAGACATATCTGCGTTACATAAAAATGTTGCTTGTAGTGTCGCATATTGACCAACACCTTGAGGTAGTTCTCTTGGTGGGCCATATATGTTATCGTCTGGTGCAGAACGAATTGTTCTGCCTGGGAACTGTAAATTTTCTGCTCTTAAACTAACATAACGATTACTTTCACCAGTAAATAATTTACACTTTAAAAATATCTCAAATCTATTCTGTTGTGCTTGTTCTCTACCATATAAAGAACTTTTAAAATCTCTTAATGAAAATACCATTAGATTACTTTCCTACTATCTGACCACACTTTACTTGCAGATGATTTTCTAAATCTCTGTACTGGTAACATAATTGCAGTCATAAAATCTTCTTCTTCTAATTTTCTAAATCTACTTCTAACATTACTATTTAAATATCTTTTCAAAGTCGGTTTAACAAGTCTTACATTTTTCAACGCACTATAATTTGCATTTGGGTCTAAACGACTTAATAATCTAGCTCTAAGTGCATATGGTAAATAGTGAAAATTAATTCCTAAAAATCCATCTCCATATCTTTCTATTGGTAATACCAATGGAAATGTATCATAATATGGTAACTTGTTTTTCAATTTAGGGTCGTATATAAACATATTCAACGCACCAAAATTGACTCTACCAGTTATCTTTCCATCTCTTATGAGTTGTGCTTGAGATGGTGTACCAAGTTCTTTTATGCGATTACGATACCATTGATATGGTTCTTTACCACTTTTCCTTAACTTTGATATTTCGTCAAATATACTCATTTATTATATTTATAACTGGGATTGAGGTGGTCTTCGGTCAATATTACAAAATCCATATTTCTATCCCTACAAAATTCTCTTGCAGCTTTCCACTTTGCAGTGTTCTTTCCCCACTCGTAAACTTCTCTTACAAATGATTTAGTTTTTCTTTTAGGTATTTTAGGTTCAACAGTATATTTTTTAGGTTTAACTTCTATAATCATTTTTCTTAGTTTACCATCTGCTCTCTTCACTTTTACATAGAAATCTGGGAAATATCGGTGGATTTTACCATCTGTGGGTAAACGATAAGGTATTATTAGTTCCTCTGACCCCCACTCTAATACTCTAGGATTTTTATCACAATATACCATAAATTTGCGTTCCCACAAACTTCTGTAATAAATAGTAGTAGGATTACCTTTATACTTTTTTTTGTTAGAGGGAATATAACGACCACTATAACTCATAGGAATATTTATATGGTTCTAAATTACAAAGATATCGCAATGGGAACTAATAGTAATGAGGAAATTACTAATGAGTCACAAAGTAACCCATTTACAGAAAGAGTTAGTCTTGACCAAAATATTAGAAAAAATAAATTTAGTCAAGAAATTTTACAATATCCTTTAAATGCTGGTAATGATGGTGGTATGACACCAGCTGGACATCACATACAATTTGAAATACTAGAACAAGATGTAGGTTCAATAAAATTTGGTGAGTTACCAAAACAAACTACTGATGAAGTTTTAGATATAAACACATTAATAAGTAATTCTGCTGTTGCAAGAGATGTTGTTGTAAGTAGAAATGGAAGTGTATTTACTTTAGTGCCAGGGTTAAGTAGTAAAGCACAAAATGCATTAGATGAAGGTAGAGGAAGTAGGGCAGCACAAGAACTTGGTCGTAATCCATTTATCACTGGCGCAGCTGAAGTAAAAAGAATTCAACAACAAAATGTTAGAATTAGGAATCAAACTTTTGCGAGAGCACCAGTTAGTAGACTACAAAGTTTAATAAAGTTGTTTATGCCACCTACTGTTGAAGTATCATATGACCCACAATACTCTGAAGAAGAAATAGGTGTGGGTACAACTGCCGTGATGGGTGCGATTGATAAGTTTAATCAAGCAGAAGAAGGTAAAAAGGTTGGAGCGGCAACCACCGAATTATTAAAAAATCAAAGACTTATTGATAAATTACTCATAGGTGCTGCTGATTCTGTTGCAAAAGGTTTTAAAGAAATATTATTTGCAAGGGCTGGTAAGGTTGTAAATAATAGAATAGAATTAATTTTTTCTGGTTTAGCAAAAAGAACTTTTTCATTCAATTTTAAATTTCTACCTAAAAGTTCACAAGAGGCAAGAGCTGTTTATAATATCATTAGAAGATTTAAATTTCATATGTTACCAGAAATTTTAGGTGATGTGACAACATCAAGAACATTTGTAACTCCAGATGTTTTTGATATAAAATATATGATGAGTGATGGTAAAGAAAATGAATACATCAATAAAATATCAACTTGTGTACTAGAAAATATGAATGTAAAATATGGTGGTGATAGATATCAAACATTTGACCCATCTATGGCAGAAGCAGGAACTCCAGACGGATTAAAAGCACCTCCAGTTCAAACAGAAATGACACTTCAGTTTAAAGAATTAGAAATAATCACACAAAACAATGTACTCGCAAGGGGTTTTTAATGGCATACTTTCAGAACTTTGAAACATTAGTATATGATGTAGTAGGTGATGGTAATCCAAAATTATTTACTCATCTTTTAAGAAGAGTTAAAATTAATGATTTAGTAAAAGATAATGTTTTATTATTTGATTTTTATCAAGTCAAACCAGGCGAAAAACCAGAAGATGTTGCATTTGATTTTTATGGTAGTGCAGAATTACATTGGTTAGTATTGTATGCGAATAATATAGTTGATAGATATCATCAGTGGCCTATGAGTGTTAGGGCATTTGAAGAATATCTAAGTGAAAAATATGCAAATCCACTTGCAACACACCATTTTGAAATAAGTCAAAAGTCTGGCGATACAACTGTAAAAATAAATATAGGTTTAGATTCTACTGGACACAGTGGTGATACGGTAAGTGCAGTAACAAATAGAGAGTATGAAGAAAATTTACAAACTGAATATAGTAAAATAAGATTAGTGAGAAAAGAATTTGTAAATCAAATTAGGAAAGAGCTAAGAACTTTATTACAAAGTGATGCATAATGGTACAAAATAATTATAATTATAGTGGAACATTTGAAGTTGAAGAGTGTAAAATATTAACTCATCACGGACAACCGCTTGACCTTGTACAAGCTCTAGTTGCAATCAGTGTTTTTGAAGACATAAATCAAGGATTTCTTACTTGTCATATAACTGTTCTTGATACTAATGATATAGTTTTAAGAGATTCATTAGTGGGTAATGAGTTTTGTTATTTAAAAATTGTAACACCATCAGATGAAGATGTTTCTTTAGATTTCACAAAAGACCCACTTGTTGTTACATCAATAAGACAAGGAGATGAGGGACAAGGAAGAATAGTATCTTTTACTCTTGCAACAAGAGAGTACATGAGAAATTCAAGAACCAGAATATCTCAAAGTTTTTCTGGTAATATGACTGAAATTATCAGAAGGTTGGTTAAAGAAAAACAATTTTTAGGTAGTGATAAAACACTCATATCAGACTCATCTGTTGGATTAGAGAGGATTGTTATACCAAACTTAAAACCTTTGACTGCAATTCAGATGATTGCACAAAGAGCTAAAACTAAAAAAGATTCACCATTTGTATTTTTTGAAACTATAAAAGGTTTAAATTTTTTATCTTTTGATAGTATCAATAGACAAAACACAAAAACAACATTTACACTGGGTGCATCAGACACATATGATAATAAACCATCAAAGTCCTCACAAGTTCAAGCAAATATAATTAGACAATTAGGACAAGTAGAAGACAATAATAATATAAGTAATAGTGTATTGTTAAATACTTTAAACGGAATGTATTCTTCACGAATGATATTACACGACATATACAATAAAACTTACCACGATTTAAAGTTTAAATATTCTGATGCGTTTTCCAAAAAAAATGACATAGAAAACAGTATTGGTGAGACTGGACACCCAGTATTTCCGATATCAAGTTCAGTTGATGAAGACGGTAAAACAGTAGAAGATTTTCACGATTCATTTTTAAGTTTGCAGTCCACATCTGGATATAATACTCCAAAAGGTGCAGTCCACAACATAAATCCTTACCCAAATACAATTTATCCTTTTGAAGAATCTTCAGTAGGTGAAAATTTATTAATTAGAAATCATAAGATGTCTTTTCTAGATAGAATGGGTATGACAATAAAAATGGTAGGTAATTTATCAATTCAAGCATCAGATATAATTAGACTAAATGTATATAAAGCAAAAACTGATTCAGACAATGAAGAAGAAGATTTATATGATGAAAGATTAACTGGTAGATATGTGATTTCAAGGTTAAGACATAATTTTGAATTTGGTAGACCTAAAAAACATACTATTGAAGCAACTGTTATTAAAGATAGTGTAACTAAAGCATATCCTAATAATCTACCACCTAACCCTAAGAGGTTAATTTAAAGGAAGTAAAATGACTAATAAACAAACTCGTAAGTTAAGAACTCTAAATTTTCAAAAACAAGAACGATACATAAATAATGAGGTGAACGACTTAACAACGGAGGTGAGTAAACTCTACCTCGCAAGAACGAGAAAGTTTTTAGGAAGAAGAACAGCGTGAAGACATTTGACCAACTACAAGAGGGTGTATATGACCCTAATATATTTAAAGCATTTTTTCTAGCAGGCGGGCCTGGTAGTGGTAAATCTTTTGTAGTAAGAAAGACCACTGGTGGGCTCGGTCTGAAAGTTGTAAACTCTGATACTGCATTTGAAAAACTACTTAAAGATGCAGACTTTGATTTAGACTTTAGAGATATGAGTCCAGAGAAAACTCTTGAGAGAGATGTCATAAGAAAAAAAGCAAAAGAAGTTACATCTAAAATGCAAAAGAATTTTGTTGCTGGTAGACTTGGTATGATTATAGATGGCACTGGTGCAGAATATGGTAAAATAGAAACACAAAAAAAACTATTGCAACAATTAGGATATGACACTTATATGATATTTGTTAATACTTCACTAGATACTGCGATAGAAAGAAATGATAAAAGAGATAGAAAACTACCATTAGATATTGTTAAAACATATTGGAACAATGTCCAATCAAACATAGGTAAATTTCAGAATTTATTCGGTAGTAAAAACTTCATTGTTGTTGATAACAATAACGCAAAAGAAAATGTATTTAACAGAGTATTTAAATCAATTAGAAAACTTGCAACAAAAAAGGTCAATAATTACATTGCGAAACAATGGATTGATAATCAGTTAAGAATGAAAAAATTGTCAAAGGGTTGACAAATTAAAATATTCGTGTTAGTATGTAAACAATAATAATTATAATTAGTGAGGTATAATGGCAAAACGAAAAATGTCTGAAGAACAACGACAGGCTGCGATTGAAAGACTTGCACTTGCAAGAGAAAAACGACTAAAAGAAAATCCACCACAATATAAAAACATTTCACCGAAGGTACTTGCAATACCAGATGATGGTTTTATGTCTATGAAAAAAGTTAGACAATGGATTAAAACACAAAAAGATATCGCATCAACTTCTGAAAAGGCATCAAGAAGACACGGAATAGATACTAAAATAAAATATCAAGAAAGAGCAAAGGCTCTTAATGCACGAGGATATATTAGGTGGTTAAATAACTACCTTGAGTCTGGAATTTTCGCTGGTGATTTTATTGGTGAGTATGAAGAGATTCCTATCACTAGAAGAATTGTTGCAGGCCCTAGAGAAGGTTGTAAAATAAAAGGTGGTACAATAATAGAATGATACAATTATACAAGAACATTTTACCAGATGATTTGGTAAATGACTTGTTGAAATATTATGAATCATATGAACCTATTGATTATGGTAATTTCACACAAGTAGAAATAGATACTCAACATAAACTTACAAACTATCTGAAAGACATAGTTTATAAAGTTACAGACCATTATTTTGAGTTGCACGACAAAACAAATCAACACCCAGAACCATTTGCATTAGAAGGTTTTAGGATAAAAAGGTATGAACCTAATAAGGGTAGTTTTCCTTGGCATACTGACGCTGGTAATATACAAAACTGCACGAGGTTTCTTGCATTGTTGTTTTATTTAAATAATAGTGAAGCTGGTACTAAATTTGAAAAGACTTATGTACCAGCAGAAAAAGGTAGTGTAGTTATATTCCCACCAATGTGGATGTTTCCACACGAAGGTGAGATGCCTAAGAAAGAACCTAAGTTTATAATGAGTACATATTTACACTTTATGGGGGTTGACAAATCAAGACAAGTCTGATAAAATACTGATATGAAAGAGTTTACATTACTAATAACTATTCTATTTAATTTTCCTAATGGTGAACACCAAGAGGTACAGATAGAAAGAAAACAAATGAGTGAGGTTGATTGTTATACTGAGTTACAAAAACAAGATGATATTGCAATCAATTTTCTGGGTAATACCATAGACTTATTCTTTGAGTGTACACCCACTATTGAAGAAGATTTTTATAAATATGAGTATGATTATAGAATGGATGAAAAAACTTTACAAGATATATTATTAAAGAGAGATGGTACAGACATATGATTACTCATAAACAATTACTGAATTGGATGCAAGAAATCCACGAAGATACATTGGAATATGGAAATGAAGACCAACAATTTGTTCTAGAACAAATGATTGATTATATTAAAAACGATTACAGAGAGGGTAAACCTCTCAAAAACAACAATATTATAGGATACTAAAATGTTATTATTTGCATTAGGAACTTTTTTTACAATAATATCTAACTTGTTCGTTATACAAGAAGCAGAATTTTTTGCACACAAACAAAAAATGGAAAAGATGTATGGCCCATGTGAGTGGAATTATGTTGGTAAACAAACTGATATAAAGAACCCTGCTATACCTTTGAAACCACCAGTAGGTGAGAACTATGTTTTATTCAGACAAGTTTGCGAAAATGACCCACATAGAAAAGATTAAGGTAAGATATCAAAGACTAATTAATAATTGCGATACTGCATTGAAAGATAGTCAAGATTTAGATATGAAAGAGTTTTGGTTAAAGACTAAATTACTCGTAACTGAGAAGTATCAAAAATTATGTTCTTTGGATTAGTAACACTTTTTGTTGCACTATCAATTAGTGCAGTTGCAGCCTATTATAGTATTGTTGGTTTGATGGCAATATTTTCTGCAGCTGCATTTTCTATTGCAGTTATGGGAGTTGTTCTAGAAATAGGTAAACTTGTTACTGCATCTTGGTTATATCAAAACTGGAAAACTGTTCCCAAAGTTCTAAAATATTATCTTACGAGTGCAGTAGTAATATTAATGTTTATAACTTCTATGGGTATATTCGGTTACCTATCTAAGTCACACATTGATGCTGGTACAAATACTTCTCAAGTAACAGTAAAACTTGATAGAGTAAACAGTAGAATCGCATCAGAACAAAAAGTAATTGATAGGGCAGAAAGACAATTAGAGAATTTAGATAAGGCACTAGAGAGATATGTAGAATTAGGTGCAGTATCAAAAGGTTTAGATAGGAGAGAAAGTCAAGAGGAAGATAGACTTAAACTAACCAATATGGTTAATAAATCACAAGAAAAGATTGATGAGTACCTTGACCAAAAATCTGAATATGAATTAGAAATTAAGAACTTTGAGGTTGAGGTTGGCCCACTAAAATATATCTCTGCATTATTATATGGTGATGATGCACTTACATTTTTAGAAAATGCAGTTAGGTGGGTTATATTAATTTTAGTATTTGTATTTGACCCACTTGCAGTTCTTCTAGTTGTAGCTGCGAATATAACGATTAGAGATGTTTTAAATAAAAGGAAAAGAATCAAAGATAAGTTGTTACGAAAACAAAGAAAGAATAAGATACTTGTCAAAGAAGAACCAATCGGTGATGGTACTGCAAGAAAGATTACAAAAACTAAAAATGGTGTTACTATGGAGTATTACGAATAGGAGAGAGAACTATGCCATATATACCAGCAATAAAGGTAATTATTACATTATTAATCATAGAAATAGTGTTACACATTTCTGAAATTTTGATTGACTTAAATTTAATAAATATTTAAAAATATGCGAGGAAAGTATGAAATATTTAACTTTTTTAATGATAATATTATTTTCTACAAGTTTATATAGTGTAGAAAGACCAAGTGCAGTACCACCACCACTTGATGACGAAGATAATCCAACATATTATATGGCATATGGTAAAGGTGATAGAATAGACCCCTCTACGAATAAACCTCTAAATCTTATTCAGATTTATTGTAAAGAAATACCAGTAGATATGGCAACTGATGAACAGTTAGATGAATGTAGAGCAGATAAAAGTTTAGTCAGAGAAGAGTATGGTTGGATGGATTTCTCAACTTACAAGGGGTGGAGGTCATATCATGCAGAGTGTCATGTATGTCATGGGCCTGATGCAATGGGTGGTTCGTGGGCACCAAACCTAATGCAATCACTTCAAGATGGTTTAGATTATTATGATTTTTTCAGTGTCATTGCAAATGGTAGAGGTGTTGAAGACGGAGCGATAGAGGGTAATGTTATGCCTGCATTTGGTATGAATCCTAATGTTGCACCACACATTAATGACATATACAGATATGTAAAAGCAAGGGCAGATGGTAAAATTAGGAGAGGTGTAAGACTACCTAAATTACCAAAGTATAAAGAGTAATGATAACGATAACAGAAAACGCAAAAAAATACTTGTACGACATTGCAAAAAAGAATGATAAAAAGTTTGTATCTTTTGGTGTAAGTGGCGGTGGTTGTGCTGGTTTTAGTTACAAGTGGGATTATATAGATGAGCCTGATAAAGGACATACGATATTTCACATAAAAGACGAAGTATCACTTGCAGTAGATAAAGTTGCAGAGATGTATATAATGGGTAGTGAAATAGATTATGTACAAGAGATTATGGGTAGTTTTCTAAAAATCAATAATCCACTAACAAAGTCAAGTTGTGGATGTGGGGAGTCTTTCAGTGTTTAAAACAACTATCTATGTTATATTACACGCAATTATATGGTTCACTCTTATGGTTGTGTTTCCAGATATAACATTTGGTAAAAGTAAATTAGGAGTCATAGATTGAAGAAATATTTATCTGCAATATTGTTTAGAGTCTTTGTGACAACAATATTATTTTTAATTATATGTTTTGCTATTGCGATTTCAGTATCAAAAGGCAATGCAGTAGAACATATACATACTAAAGATTGTAATCATAGAATTAGTCATTTTGCAAACATTGACCCTAGTAAAGGAAGATATTATGGTGAACGAAAAGAGTATTATGTATTTTGTAGATTATATGATGAGATGATAGATAGAAGTAGAAGAGAAGAAGAAAGAAAATGTTTTTATGAATGTAGTGATAAAGAAACAGTTGTTGTTACAACAAGCATAGGTTATCCTTGTCAAAATAGTATCACAGAGAAGAGAAAACCATAAATATATATGCAACAAACTATTGTAGGAGTTTTAAATGGCGTACAGTAAACAATTAATAGACCATTATGAGAACCCAAGAAATGTTGGGTCATTAGATAAGACTAAGAAAAATGTCGGCACTGGTTTAGTAGGGGCGCCTGCGTGTGGTGATGTTATGAAACTTCAAATAGAAGTTGATGACAAAGGTAAAATAACAGACGCAAAATTTAAAACATTTGGATGTGGTTCTGCAATAGCCAGTAGTTCACTAGTTACTGAGTGGCTGAAAGGAGCACACATTGACGAAGCACAATCAATTAAAAATACAGAGATTGCAACCGAACTTGCACTTCCCCCAGTTAAGATACATTGTTCAGTTCTTGCTGAAGATGCTGTCAAGTCTGCAATCAATGATTATAAAAGAAAGTGCAGTTGTGATGATTAGTAGTTCATTCTGTTCTAATTGTGGACACGATTCTCATTGTGGAACACGATATGTAGCTGATATAGACAGAAGTGGAAATGAAATAGAAGTTTGTAAGTATTGTAGATGTGAAAAATGCCAAGACAGAGATTAAAGGGACAAAAACCCATAGAATCGTTTGACATTTATCACGGATATGACCAAGATGTGAATACTTGGTTTGTGGAAATTCAAGTACCGAAATTCGGTAGTGGACAAATTTTAGAATGGTTCAAAACAGAAGAGGCTTATGAGAAGAGAATTAAAGAGTTAAGATACACATTGTACGACATAGAATGGGATTAATCTCTTTACTTCTCATAGGTCTTATCATTTCTCTTATGTGGAGAGACTAATATGGAATATGCTCCAATAATACTTTTTATAGTTTTTGTCATTTCCATATTTTTAGGATTATGGGATTAAAAACACATAAATAGTAGTACCATATCACATGGTTCAAAAGTGACTGATAGTCCATCAGTTAAAAGGGCGTAATGTTCAAATTGTTAACCATAAGGAGAATATTATGCAAGTTACAAAGAACATAGTAAAACTAAGTAATATGTTAATCAGAATACCAGACGAATGTAAAAGAGTTTGGGATATGTCTGAAAACAGATGGGGTTATAAAAAACATGGCTTGGAAAGATGATGACGAGTTTAAAAAGTTTGATAAGATAGAATGGAAACTTAATTTTTTTGATACAGTTCTATTAATCATTGTTGTTGCTGTGATTTTAGTATCTTTATATGTTTAGTTTACCAAAAAATTCTAAAATAGTAAAAGGTAAAACCTTTGGAACTAAAAACAATTTAGTATTAAATATCTATCGTTGGAATCGTGATAATAGGAAAAACCCTAGTATCAATACATATCACTTAAATAAATCAAAAATGGGGCCTATGTTATTAGATGCGATTATGTACATCAAAAATAATGTAGACCCCACACTTACATTTAGAAGAAGTTGTAGAGAAGGTATTTGTGGTAGTTGTTCTATGAATATTAATGGTACAAATACTCTTGCGTGTTTGACACCTATTGACCAGAAAGAATTCAATATCTATCCATTACCACATATGAGTGTCATAAAAGATTTGGTTGTAGATTTAGAACCATTCTTTGAACAATATAAAAGTATCAAACCATATGTCGTTACTGATAAGAAACCTAAAAAGGAACACATACAATTACCAGAGGATAGAAAAAAGTTAGACGGACTATATGAATGTATATTATGTGCTTGTTGTTCTACTTCGTGTCCTAGTTATTGGTGGAATAGTGATAAGTTTCTAGGGCCTGCAATACTACTACAAGCATATCGTTTCATAGTAGATAGTAGAGATAAGAATAAAAAAGAAAGACTGAAACAATTAAATGATGCGTTTAAGTTATATCGTTGTCATACTATAATGAA